GTAATGGGGAGTTGATTGGGGATGGCCTATGCAGACACTAACCGATTAGGGGTTCTATTAAAGGAATACAACTACGCAGATGACAGTGACCTAATCACGGAGGGATGCAACCAGGGAGACAACCGAGTAGACCGATTCATCAGTAACAACCTCAGTGACTACACCCCCTCCACAACAACCCCGCAGGAGTTTATCGATGCGGGGACACTATTTTCGGCGGCGGCCATCCTTAACATCCTATTAAGTAATCAGGATAAACTCAGCCCCACGGCGGTTAAATGGGAGGAGGAAGCCCTGGAGATACTTCAGGGTTTTGTGGATGATCAACTCAGTGATGAGGAGGACACGGGGAACCGTGGAAGCCCCATAAGGTTCTTGGCAGTGACCAAACCAGAGGAATAAGATTATGGGGTCTATTGACATCCAGATTGGGAGCCAAGCCCTTGAAGGCGAACTCAGCCGAATAGCTGACCGCCTACCCAGTGCCCTAACTAACTTACTCGATGACCTCGCAGCAGATGTGGAGGTGTTGATGAAGGATGAGGCACCGGTTAGGTTGGGGGATTTGCAGAATAGTATCACCACGGATACAGTATCTAATTTGGAACGGTTAATATGGCCAACAGTAGAACACGCGGCTTATGTTATCCTCGGAACACGGCCACACATCATCGAAGGAAGCCCCTGGCTATACTGGGATGGTGCGGACCATCCTGTCCGCCGGGTTATGCACCCCGGAACAGCTCCTAATCCGTTCCCTGACCGAGCCGCTGACCGTGCTAACCAATACATTGAACAAAGACTGGAATCATTCTATAATGACCTACTGGAGTAGAACACGATGGCGTATGATTTTAACGAGGCCAAAGATGCAATCAAGACAATGCTCATCGGCATCACGGGTGATGACGGCCTGCCACTCTTGAAAACCGTCCTCACTGGCAGCCCAGGAGTCCTAACATTATACATGGGGAACACTGCCATATTCGGCTTAGGGGATAGTAAAAAGGCCAACAGGCCAATCGGAGACAGGGGAAGTATAACTAGTGAAGGCCTCCTATTACTCCTCACCCCCGGCGAAAGTGAGGACAGCTATGACACACTGGAGACCATGATCAGCAAAGTCCTCGCCGAGATAGAAGGGGACAAAACCCTTGGAGTCCCTGGCCTACGTGTGGAGCATGGATTAAACAACCTCATCCAACGCCGATCAATCAATATCACCCCACGTGCTAAGGAACCCACCCTCTGTGCCGGAGCCATAATACCCCTAGACGTGACCGTGGTGAACAAAAAAGTGACGAGCTGATAAAAAATGGTAATTAAAACCCAGAAAGACCTCCGGGAGACCATACAACCCTACATGAAGGACAGCCATTTAACGGCTCAAAGATTGTATGATAACTTCCGGGAACGTTTCAAACTCACAATATCATTAAATGAATTTATGAAAACACCTAAAAAAGCTAAAGAAAAAAAATTAGAGGAGGATTAAAGATATGCACGTTGATTCAGCACTTAAAGATTTGCTAAACAGTAAGAATGTGACAATGGAAGTCGGTATCCCTAGGACCCGTGTCGTGATGACTGGAGCCTGCAATGCAGTGAATAAGGCATTCACATTAGCCGCTGCGGATTACCCCATATATCCACAAAGGGGTATGGGATTAACCCCTGAGCCGGATGATGTGACGGTGGAGCTTGTGGAAACCGGGGGGGAAAGCCCGGTGTATACTGAGGTGGTGGTGGATAGTATTGACACCGTTACTGACTCGGATACGGGTGATTTGGTGTATGGTCAGGTCACACTCCATGAGGCTCCGGCGGCTACTGTGGACCAGGTTGTCATCACCTACTATGAACTGTTAAGGCCTTATATTGCCCAGTCACTTAAAATAGACATCAAACAAGATTCAACCGAAGTAGGTGAACTCGGAAGTGAGATTAAGAGAACATCGTATGCGGGGCAGACCATCACCGTATCACAGGACAGTATATTCTCAGATTTTGATGTGGACAAGAAGCTACTCTTCGAAACCTACAGTGGGGGTTACACTCCACAGGTTGGGTACGATGCCTACACTATGATCACCGAACCCGCCACCCGACTAGTCCGGATACCCATGTATACCGGAGCCGCAAACGATGGTGGAGGTACTTTCCTGGGTTGTTACTACTTTAATGGTAAGATTGTGCCAAAATCGTTGGGTGATGTGAAGGATGGGGATAATATGACCCGCAGCCTGGAGTTTAGTGTGGATGCTACGCCGATTTTGATTGTGCCGGAATAAACCCTGTAAGTTGTGGGTTTATTTTTTTCCCACACATCTCTTTTTTTTTTAACTTAATTTACTAAATTGTTGAGGAGTGAATATAAATATGGTACTACTATTTAAAGAACCCAAAACCTTCCAAACCCCCGATAAAGGGGAATACGTCATCCTACCCGTACAAGTAGACGACATGAAAATCCTATTCAGAATCACCAACGGCAGGGAAAAACTAGAACAAGAAGCCACAACCGCCTTAAAAAAGAAGCTGAAAAAGAAAACCCTCACCAAAGAGGAAAAAAAAGAAATCAACATCAGCGGCGAAGACTTCCTAGATGCCTGCGGAAAAGACATTAAAAAACTCATAGATGTCACCGTCATTAATACTAAAACCGGTGAACCATTACCCCTCAAATATCGTCAACCAGGTAACGTGATGGAACTTATCGGAGAAATAATGGACATAACCAATGTAGATAAAAAATCATCATCTGAGGGGGATGATACCCCTTTAGAACTGAAGAAGACATCATAAAACAAATATTCGCTGGGAAAGCCTACCTCACCCATAAAATGGGAGTATCCCCGGATGAAGTGGGGCGGTTCTATTACCCTGAGTTTGCGAATTATATATTATATTATAGTAACCCGGAGCAGTTCTTCGGGGGGACTCCTGATGAGGAGGATGCTATGAATAAATTAGCTACGTATAATAGTATTCAGCAGGATATTATACGGAAAGCAGAAGCTAAGAAAAAAGAATCACAGTCTTAGCTATTCTTCTATTTTTTTAGCCTTTTTCTGGAGTGTATACACTTCATAAAACAAGAAGCCGACAGCAGCAGATATTACAATTAATGCGAGTGACATGGGTATATCTTATATTCTTATTCTTATTTAAACCCCCCCTCATGTATTGGAGATAAACAAAATGGTTAAAGGTAACAAAGAACTCGGAATCGGAGTCACAGGCGACATATCCGATATAACCAGTAAACTTGACAAACTCCTCGATAAAATAGGATTAGTCAAAGATAAAACCGTTAATTTAGATGTGGATGTCCTAGATGAGGAACAAGTTACCAACCTTCAGAACAGTATGGATAAATTAACGGATAAAACCGTGAAGATGGACTTAGGGGGTGATGCTGAATCCAAAGTCAAGGACTTAACGGATAAGGTTAATAAGCTTGGAAGCGAAACCGAAACGGTAAAAGTTGATGCGGACATCACTCCTGCTGAGGGTAAAATCAATGAACTACGAGACCAGATAGAAGACTTGAAAGGAGCCGCCGCGGGGATAGTGATCGGAGCAGGGGTCACCGGGTCCATGGAAGGTGCCGCCACACGTGACGAGGCACTTGCACAGATAAGGGCATATATGCCAGAATCAGCGGATGAGGCTGAAAGACTCGCCACAGAGATTTTCAAAGCCACTGGTGCTGATTGGGGGGAAGTAGCGGATGGTTTAGTACAAGTCAAAACACAAACCGGGCTGACTGGGAATGAACTGGAAAGTGTAACTGAAAAAAGTATCCGTTTCAGTAGGATGTTTGATGAAGATGTCAGAGAAGTTGTCAGATCCGCCACTCAATTATCCCAAACATTCGGGATAAGTATGAGCGATGCCTTTGATATTATGACTAAGACTTTCCAAGCAACGGGGGACCCGGCTGATGACCTCTTGGATACTTTTAATGAGTATGATCAGAACTTCAAGGACATGGGTTACAGTGCCGAGGAGTTCGGAAACATCCTAGCATCTGGCCTTAAGCATGGTGTGATGAACACGGATCAGATGGCTGATGCTATCCGTGAGGCCATGATCCGATTAAAAACCAGCCCGGATGAGGCTAAGAAGGTTTATGACCTTATCGGGGCATCTAGTGAGCAGCAGGCTCGTTGGAATAAGATGCTCCAAGCCGGCGGCGACCAAGCACAACAAGCCTTTGAGGAGATAGTGGGGTCTATTAGTCAGATTGAGGACCCACTGAAACGTCAAGAAGCGAATGTGGCATTGTTCGGGAGTAAGTTTGAGGACCAGGGGAACGGTATTAATCAGGCTATCATGGATAACACTGATTATCTTAATAGTATGGGAACTAGCTTTGACACCACATCCGAGAAGGCCCTGAGCATGGGGGACACTATTAAACAGGCTCTCAGAAGTCTTCCAGGGGGTGAATGGCTTAGTGGGATCCTAGAAGGGCTTTGGGGTTTTGTAACTAGTGACGTTGGGGAGTTAATCACTGTTGGTATTAGTGGCATACTCGGAGCTATTGGTTCCAAATTACTTGGAGGTGAAGGAGCCAAATCAGCCTTAGATTGGGGTAAAGGAATTGGAGGGAAAATCCTAGAGGGAATCCAGGGTTTGCTTCCTAAGAGTGTTAGTGATCTCATAGGTAAGATATTTAAAGGCGGGGGTAAAGGAGCTGGAGTGGGGATGATCTTCACCAAGGAAGACTTAGTGGGACAGGAAGGCAGCCAAACCCGTACCACATGGGAGGAAGTGTTCAAGGGATGGGGGCTTAGCCAAGAGGATCTTAAAAAGTGGAATGATTCCATGAATAAGGGCCCACTGGAAGATGCTAAGGCCAACACCGCTGCATTAGGCCAATTCATCACTGACAGTGCCTCCACATTATCCGGGGTGACTACTCCTATCACGGATACTCTTAATTGGCTTGGTGAAAGCGTGGAGAAATGGGGGTCTACCGCGTGGGATATGATCACCAACTTTGTTGGGGGCTTAAAGGGGGGCCTCCCAGACTTGGATAAAACCTTAGACACCCTTGAAACTAAGATTCAGGACACCCTTAACTGGTTAATAGAGTTACCGAGTAAGGCTTGGCAGTGGGGATGGGATATAATAGATAGTTGGAAGAGAGGGTTTGGGGAGTCATTGGATGGGGCTAAGGGTTGGATTGAGGATAAACTAAGCTACCTATCCGGCTTATTGGAGGGTCACAGCCCACCCAAAGAAGGCCCACTCAGTGAGATTGATGTGTGGGGTGTGAATATAGGCCGAAGCTTCGTGGAGGGTATAGGTGAAGGTATCGGAATATCATCATCTATTTTGAGTAGTGCCTTATCTGGTATTAGTGGGGGTTTTACTCCGGGGAGTTTTGCTTTACCAGCAGCGGCTACCAGTGGATTAAGTACCACGGGGGCATCTATCCCGGTGACTATTAACTTGACATTGCCGGCTATGGGTAGTCAGGAGGAAGCGGTTAAAATTGGAACCGCAGCGGGGCAAGCCGCCGGCCAAAGCTTCGCCGAAGTCCTCCGGGGCCAAGCCACCAACGCCGGCGTGAGTACGGTTAATATGATGAGGTAAGATAATATGGCTTATGATAGTTGGGTAATCGGGGGGGTAACTCCTAAATGGATTGTGGACGTGGATCCGGCTCCGAATAATGTTAACAGACGAGTAACTCTTCATTGTTATGCGGATAGTCAGGTGGATTTGAATGGTGCGGATCCAAGGAGTGAGATAGAACAATTTGAGGCCATGTTATGTGATAGCGTCACGAATACCCCACTCCTCCAGGGGGGCTCCAAGTTACAGGTGAAGAATGGGGAAGTCATCACCGTCACCGATGGAATCACCACCTGGAATCGGGCTGCAATAGCTGAGGTGAACTACAACCCCGACCTTATGAGTCAAGTCCGTATGCCCTATGATATCGTGTTGGAGTTGGAAACCACCGGAGCCGGGGGTAGTGTCGTGTATGTCCCGGATTATGATGACTACTCGAATATTGATTATTATTTCTTTTACACCGCAGGGCCTCCGGAGGACTTTGACACCTACGATGGCAACCCACTCGTGAAGGGCACGGAGTTAGGGTGGATGGAGATAACCGAACCCCAAAACGTAAGCCGTGTGGAGATTTACGGCTGCGGGGATGAACTCCCCTGCTATGCAGAAGTGAACGGGGTTAAACAGTACTGGACTTATGGAGAAGCCGAAGACGGTGTGGGGGTGCCACGGTTAGAGAAATTAATCTGGACACTTGACACCCCAACTGATGTCATCACTATTAATAGCAGTGAACATTGGGAAGAGGTTAATCATGGTTTCTACGCGGATTACATCCGATTAACCTACGAATAAAAAGACGAGGAGTGGAATGATTAAATGGCAGTTACGATAAGCACTTACGGGAAATTATGGGATCACATCTTCCAGAAACGTATCGACATCGACACGGATACCTTAAAGGTGGCACTGTTAACGAGTAGTTACACACCCGATTTGGATGCACATGACTACTTTGACGATGTAACTAGTTACCAAGTCACCGCTACGGGTTACACATCAGGGGGTGTGGCTCTTGGTAGTGTGTCTTGGACATATAACTCTAGTACGAACACTTATACCTTTGACGCGGCGGATCCGTCCTGGACTATCACCGGGTCCTGCACTGCTAGATATGCGGTGGTTTATGATAGTACACCCTCCACGGATGCCACCAGACCCTTAATGTTCCTAATAAATTTGGGTGAGGATAAGACCGCCACGGATGGGGTCTTTAAATTAACACTCAATGCTAATGGTTTATTCACAGCTACTTAATAATGGAGGTTTTATTCTTTGACTGATGTAGATGAATCCGTGCCGTTGTGCACTTTATCCATCACCCCTCAAACTCCAGGAGTAACGGCTGGGACGGGGACAGTGAACACCGTCCCCCTGGCCATGTTAAGTATCACCCCTCAAACTCCAGGGTTCCAACGATACCCAATATTTGAAGTCCTGGATAGTAACGGCAACAGGATAGACAGTATAAACTTTGGGAATTTAGAGGCGGGGCGTGAGAGCGACCCCCAAGTCATTACTCTCGTTAATAATAGCGGTAGTAGTGTGGATGTAACATTAACCGCCACCCTGGGAGATGATGGAACCACTACCGAAACGGTCACCAGCACTCTACTAAGTGGGGATGATACGGATTACATTATCACCACCGACACCTTCACAGTCCCCGCCAACTCTTCCCTTCCCGTTTATATTAAATGGAGACCACCAAGTACCAGCCGACCAGGCTCAAAAGTATGGAATCTCGAACCATCTGGGGACATATCTGTATTAGGTTGGGATTATATCTCCACTTTCACTGTAACCAGCAACCACACCACCGATGAATACAACGTCAATATCATAGTAACCATCCCCTACGAAGCGGGTAAGATGCAAACAGACTTTGATGACATACGATTCTATGAAAACGATTACCCCCTCATTTATGAGTTGCTTTATAAAACCGACAGCACATCCGCCACGTTCCTCGTCCAATTACCTACTCTAAGTGCCACCACACCCTCAAATATCACGGTTTACAGTGGGAATAATAGTGCATCCTCTGAAGGGGTTACCAGCCTAGGAGTATATGATGGTTTTGACGACTCCGCCCTGGATACAAGTTTATGGACTTGGATACGTGAAAGCAGTGGGAACTGGGATGAAGGCACCACCTCAGCGGGGAAGTTGAATATGAAGACCCTTAATAAGGAATTGTGGAGTACAAATAATAATGCACCAGTTCTACGAGGCAACACCCCATTACCAGCTAATTGTGAATTATACTGCCACCTCACCCTCAATCCCACAGCAAATTTCCGCCGAGGCCACTTAATGGTATATGGAGATGATGCTAACTATACTGGTATTGGTTATGGGTATAATAATGGTAAAAATGTGAACGCCGTTAAAGAAGTAGCAGGGTCCTCTACCGAGTATAAATTAGCAGCGGATGTTTCTTCCTTGCAAGTTAAGATTAAAAAAATTGGAGAGGTCTATTATCTATATTATGACATCGGAGCTGGTTATGTCCTATACCAAACCTTAACATTATCCCTTGGCTCCACATTATACCCTGCATTGATAAGTCAAAGTTATAGCAGCGACGGGGGGACAACAGATGTATTATATGATGATTTTTTACTAATCCATAACCCGGCCACAGTGGATCCAACAGTTTCGGCCTTAACAACGTGGACGACTAACAATCCATCAATAAACCTTATTGGGGGAGTGGTTTATAGTATCCCTGACCTACCAGAATTGGACTTGCAGAACCAGTATATCATCAACGTGGGAGGGGTGGGTTATGAGTAGTAATACGGAGGCGGTAACCACCTTCACCCTCACTAAGAGGATAGGGGAGCCGGCGACTAATTTCAGTGTATCCTTCAGCAATCCATTATCTCCTGATGAGTATATTACGGGTGAGGAATTAGAATTAATAATAAGGAACCCTGCAAGTAAAGAAGACTATACACGATTCACCGGGATAATAGAGACAGTGGACAGGGATGACAATGATAATAACAAGATATATGGTTTGAGTGGCCGGGACAAAGGCCGATTACTACTCCGGCAACCTTTCACTCACACCTGCACCTTAACTAGTGGAGTTGATTATACTGTGGAACAGATCATAGACCTCATCCTCGCCAACACTGGTATCACACGTGGAGAGGGGCAAACAGTCCTAGGAGAACTATAAATGGCAGGTTTTAGTTGGGTGGGAACAAGTAAATTCCGGGACACCAGTGGCGACCAAGCCACACCCTCCGCTAATAATGGGGTGAATACGTGGTGTGGTCGATGGGAGAACAAAGTCGAAGCTATACGGAGCCTCTTTAATTGGTATAAACGGAAAAGCAACAAAACCATCCGGTGGTATATCAGCATAGATGGTGAGTTCCGATGGTTCGAAGTCGGCCCAAGGACAGGCCGGGAAGTCATATTCAGTGATGACCTCCGAGTAATATCCTTTACGGTCCAAGAGGATGCCACTAATATAGTGAATGATATGACGGGTACTTATGGCACCGGCGAATCTGCCGCCACCATCCATTTAACGAATAATAGTAGCATCTCTACTTATGGCCGGTGTATTGATGACACGGTTAGTGATGGGAATATGGATGTCACGGAGATGACGGCGTACCTCCAATGGCAGTTGAATAATAAGAGTGTCCCGATTTATTCAGCCACTCTCACGATGTTGGGCTTCCAGGACATGGAACCAGGCCAGCAGGTACGGTTCCCAGACGATCCCTACTACGGGGATAAAATATTCACCGTGGTGGATTGGACCTTCACCGCCACCCATAGCGAGGGCGAAAGTCCACGGGAACAAACCACTGTTAATTTAACCACGGATGAAAGTGTAATATCACTTCCAAATGAGTTTGATGTGATCCGAGCCACCGCCCAGTCAGAGGCGGATAAGGTACGGAGCAAAGTTGGAACAGTATCAGAAGTAAGTGGTGACCGAGTGATAGTGGATTTGGAAAGCAGTCCCGGAACGATGAATGCAAGGTATGTATCAAAATTATGATGGAGTTGGATCTGTTTTGTTAAAAGAAGATTATAAAATACAAGTAGGTGACCATTGCATAAAGTTTCTTGGCGAGGATGATGTGGAGTATATCTTAGAGCCAGGCATAGATCCCAGAGTAGGAACAGGGATTGTGATTCACCCTGTGACTGGGGAGGTGGTTACTGCTGGGCATGAAGTAATCCAAGTAGGTGAACAAGTTATTATTGTACCTTTAGATACTGGGGATTGGGCTGCTTTGAAACCTGCGTGGAGTCAGGAAACGAATTGTAAACCGATTATTAAGTGGGTGCATGAAACCACTAACTGGGATTGGGTTGATGGGGATGGATACCCTATTTATCGGAGTTATGATATCCACTTATCAGAGCCTTTTTATAGAAATGACCATGATATGAATATCAATGCTTATTTTATGAAATATCATAATGGGAAAGAGTATGAGTTTTTTCAGAATAGGTTTCCTTGGGGTGGAGTTACTATTGGATTTGGTTCTAGGCCAGAAGGTACACATCCTACTTTAGGGGGTGGGGGTTATGTTGGGCCTAGTCCTGATGTTTATTGGTATTGGGATTTAGGGAATAGTCCTTATGCAACCATTAGTGGAGGGCCACAATGGGATTTAGGGGATACTTCAGGGATAAATGGGATTGAAAATGATAACCCCCATTATTGTTATATGGATGCATTGAATGAAAATGATTGCAACCCTCAAACTCATTTTAGAAGCCCTTTACCAGGGGATGTTGCAATTGAATATATCCATGTTCAAGTAAGAACTTATGGAAGTAGTTATTTTGCTGATTTTTATGGGGTTAAAAGTTTTATGCAGGGGATAGATATTTGTCGTCAAGTACCCACCGATTGTGAGATCAGGTGTTATGGGGGCAGGAATGTGTATCCACCGATCCCACCGTATGATATAGTGGAGGATCCGGAGGATTGGGAGGAAGTGGTGGATGAAATATGGTAAGAAGTTTTTTTCACGTTTTTTTCAGTTTATTTGATTGATTTACAGGAGATGATCTTTTTGATGAATGAGTATTGGGATATAACACTAAAAAAGATGAAAAAACAGCAAGGAGAAGACGGAGCCGCACGAGTGCTGCTTTGTGGGGTTCAAAGTGACGGAACCGTCACCCCCGTCCTTGTGGATAGTGATGGGAAGTTAATAACCACCACAGGAGCTGAATAATTATGGCAAATGCAGTTTACGGTAAAGCACGAGAAAAATTCCTTAACGGAGATATTGATTGGGCAAGTGATAATATTAAATGTGTCCTCGTAGACACCGCCACCTATGCGGTGAGTATAGATACGGATGAATTTTTGGATGACATTCCCGCAGGGGAACGAGTCGCCACCAGTGGAAACTTGGCCAGTAAAACCAGCACCCTGGGGGTGGCGGATGCTGCGGATGTTACTTTTTCATCAGTGACGGGTGATGTGTCCGAGGCCCTCGTTATTTACAAGGACACGGGGGATGCCGAGACCAGCCCCTTGATTGCTTATATTGACACCGCCACTGGACTCCCGATCACCCCGAATGGTGGGGACATCACCATCACTTGGGACTCAGGGGCTAATAAGATATTCAAACTCTGAAAAAGGGGGGCTAATTTATGGCTCTTGTGGT